GGTTGCGCTTCCAAGTGCGTTCTGACCGGTGAGGCCTGCGCCGATGAATGGGAATACTGGACGACCAGTTGTGTCAGCAAGTTGTCCAAGTTGACCCCATACGTCTGGGCTTACAAACATGTGGGTTGGTGTCCAGTTGCGACCGTTTGAGATGTCTACAGCTGAGTCATAAACCGACTTCAACAAGTCAGCTACGGTTCCGTCCCAAACGCCTGACGAAGTTGCTGCGGTGAGCAAGTTGTCTGCAGCAAGGTTGTCCGAAGCGATCATGTATTCGCCCATGAGGTCATTCAAAATCAACGACATTGCTGCAGGTGAAGTGAAGTCAATGTCCTGTACTGACAAAGTGACCTGTCCAGCAAGTGTGGTTTTGCTGACCGAGTTGGATGCGATCACCATTGTCGTTGCTGACGCGGCGCTCAATTCCGAAGTGCTAGCCACCGATGTATGTGTCGTAATGGTAGGTCTCACGAAGGTCTTGGATTGTCCGTTGTCTGGGTAAGCGCGAGCGCCAACTGCCTCGACTACTGGACGCAAAAAGTTCAGGTCTTGAACCAATGGCCCAAGTACTGGAACTGGCAAAAGACCAGGTGTATCCGTGGTAAGTACGTCGCCTGCAGCTGCCTGCAATGCTGTTTTCTTTGATGCTGAGTATTCTGCAACTGCAGCGTTCATGTTCTTGAACGTGTCGCCACCGATGTGGTAAGCGGCCATGAACTCGCCTGCGGTTGGCAGTACAAACTCACGCTTGGCTTGTGCGAAAATTGGTGCGGTTGGGATTGTTGCCTCAACTGCTGGAACGGTTACTTCTGACATGGGTTCTATCTCCTGTTCTGGGACTACTTCTTCATTTAACACTACTTCTTCGGGCTCTTGGTGGATACTCGCTGCGACGGTGGCGATGTTGGCCATGTCACCAAACGCACCGATCGGAACGAGCGACAGCTCTGTCCAGTCGGCTGCTTCAATGATCATTGTGCCCGCTTCGTCGTATGAGAATTTAGTTGGATTTACGCCAACAGATACTTGGTCAATCGTGCCATCGGCAGCCATAACTAGCGCGTCGTTGCCAAGGCTGGTTGCGCTGATCTTGGCGGTAAACAGCATTGCTTCATCTGTTGACACACGTTCCTGAACTACGCCGACTGGCATGCTGGCGTTGTGGTACATAAAAAGACGGGGTGCTTTGCCCTCGACTGGCAATGAGCCTGGACGAAAGATCACTTGGGTTCCATCCGAAACTGTTGCCGGCACGTTGTAGGGAACGGCGGTTCCGCTGATGGTGCGTCGTGGCGCGTCACCTTTGGCGGCGTCTAGCGTAAAATCTCCTGCGATTAGTTTGATCATGATGCGATCTCCTCTTGCGTGTTTTCATTTATGTTTACATCTGTTCTGTCCATGACATCAGCCATGAAGTTTTCTTCTAGGTATTCGTGCGCGTCAAATTCCACGTATGTTCCGCGTGGTAGCACGTTGTCCATTGACAGCGCTCCAGCGATTGCGTCGGCATACAGCTTCACGCCAAATAGGTAAAGGTCTGCTCGAGCTTGTTGGCTTGACTGGTATGAGTAAGCGCCAGTAGCGACACCGACCAAATATGGTGGCACGTTTGCCAGACGCGACATTTCCAAAGCCTGATATTGCGATGCTTCGATGAGCAACATTTTGTCAGGCGTTGAGTTGGTCTCGGTGTACGACAAGTATTCGTTGAGCGCTGCGGTCTGGTTGGTTGCGCGCGCAGCGTTAAACGCCGATGCCAAATCAGCAAGTTCTTGCGCGCTTAGTGGTTCGCCACCAGTCTGTTTAAGTACGCCCGCTGGAATGCTTGATGATGCGTTGCGATTACGAGCTGCTTCAAGTTTGAGCGCAGTCTCAATGGCGTTTGGTGCGGAATAGATCAAGCCTTGCGCTGGAGACAAGAATTGCACAAGGTTGTACGGGTCAATCTCGCCACCTTGAAAATACACTTGTGATGACGGAGCAAACCACACAGGGCCAGCCATGTCGGTTGTGGTGACTGAGCCTGCAGGCAGTCGAGTGAACGATGCCGGATAGCCGTCGGCGGTGCGTGAGGTGATGTACCAGAATGCGCGACCAAACATCATAAGGTCATCAAGAGTCCATGACATCAAGAATTGGAACGAGACAGTTGGGTCTGGTCGACGTATCCATGATCGTGGTGCGATGTACACCTTTTCCATGTCGTCGCCGTTCCACATTTCGTTGTACATTTTCAACGGCATTGAACCAATGACCGAGGCCATTAGGTCGCGCGCACGGTTAATCGTTGGCACGCTGATTGCTTGGTTACGTGCTTCGCCTTCGCGATAGGTGTAGTACTGGCCGATCATGTTCACGCCAACATTTGACGATGAGTAACCAGGTGCGAAGCCACCAGCTGCAGCCGCCTTGTTTGGCGCTGGGCTTATTGCTGCTTTTTTGGTTTTGTTAAAGATCGCCATAGATACCACTCTGCCATATAGGTGGCAACCGCACGTGACTAATCCGATTCCGACAAAAGGCTAGAGCGTGCGGTCGCCGACGAGAATGTTAGTGGTTAACGGCAACCAGCATGGGTTTACCCGAGTGAACTGGTCGCGCACACATGCCAATTCCCCAGACCATTGTTCGGGCTAGTTCAATCGGCCCAGGCGATCGCTTGCTTGACAGCACGATTGTGTTGTCGGTGCGGACGGCAACGGCGCGCTGTACATGTTCTGCCAACAGTTTTTCGCCTGTGTGAAGCAGGCGTGCCTCGGCAATCATGTTCTTGGCAAGCGGTGTAAAGCGACCTAGTTCGGCGTAGCCGACGACGACTCGGCGGCGTTCAATGTTTGGCGGGCAGGTTGCGTCCACGGTCGGCGATAGGGCGAACCTGATCGTGGAATCTTTGGCAAGTTCTTGCACGTTCTCCCACAGCTCTGTTATCGACTCTGCAATGAACGCAACGGTGACAAGCACCCGACCGTCTGACAAGTTGACGCATCTGGTCGCGCTATATCGGGAGTCATCCAGCGACGACTCAATGGCCACAACTCCGCCACTCGGTATCTCACCGTGGTATTCCAAGGACGGCCAGCGTCCTGGCTCAATCCATCCGCGCACGACCGATACCCAGAGGTTTAGGGATGCGCGCAAGAACGACGCGCGATCGGGGTTCGTTGATTCTTGTCTAATGGTGTCCATGTCCAACGTGTGACCAAGTGCAGGGTTACCCCACGCCCATGACGCTGGATGCAAAGGGTCAAGGCTGGGGTCAGGTGACCATTCCGCCATGTACATCGTGGACGGTTCGCCTTTGTCAATGGCTCGAATGCCCGCTTCACGCCAGCGCTGAAACAGAACGGATTCTTCCGTGCCAGCAGTACTAAAGAAACAGGCAAGCGGATTTTTTCTAGCGCGCTGTGCCGGCAAGAGTCCGCCTTCTACAGAGTCGGGGTTGACGTCAAAAAGTTCGTCCACAATCACTAAGTCAATGCTCATGCCGTGACCTTGGTTTGGCTTCAACGCTTTGACCCACCACTTACTGCCGTCTGGCATGGTGGCCTGATAACGGCCGTACGACTTAACGATCTTGGCGCCGTAATACTCCTCAAGAATTGGGGCAAGATCATCAAAGAGCAAACATGCAAGATCGAGTCTGTGCGCGCCTGAAACCACGGTCTGTTTTCCACCCCTGATTTTGGGCATTTCCACAAGCCAAAACAAGATTAACGCTTGGATGATTGTGGTCTTACCGTTCTGACGTGCAACCGACACAAGGCTCGAGCGATGCACAAACCTCTGATCGGCGTCAACCGCAAGCATCCCTTCAAGAGCATGCATTTGCCAAGGCATCAAATCTATCTGCAACACCTTTTTAGCCATGTCCCCCACAAGACCAGCTAGTGAGCCGGCATGGTCAGGCACCATCGTTTCCAATCTCGGCTGGTCATGGCCAGTTACCGCTGGTTCAGGCTGGTTTGAGCCTTTTGCGACAAATTGTTGGATGGGGCTCGGGT